GCAGGGTGTGGCCGCGCCGGTCTACCACGGCACGAAGAATTCACACCTGACCAAGTTTTCCGACGCGCCCGCCATCGACACGCTGGTGGCGACCGAGTACAAGGAGCCGCCCGTGGTGAGTGCGGAGCCGTACTACATTGTACGCCGCCTGACTCCGACCGAGTGCGCGAGGCTCCAGGGCTTCCCGGACTGGTGGTGCCGGGGGCTGGAGACGCCGGAGCCCACGGAGGAGGATATCGCCTTCTGGACGGAGGTTTTTGAGACGCACCGCCGGGTGATCACCGGGGCGAAGAAGCCCAAGACCCGCGCTCAGATCGTGAAGTGGCTGGAGAATCCACATCTGGATTCTCAGGAGTACCGTCTCTGGGGCAACGGCATCTGCCTGAGCGTGGCGTGGTTCGTGCTCGCCGGCATTGTGTACTATGACCATCTGGAGGGCTGAATATTCGGGTGGTTTTTCGCCGCGTTATCGGCAGAAATAACTTGCTATCCGGGGGCAAAAGAGTGATTAATACACTACCCAAAGGGTACGCCCCGCGGAGAAAAACCACAGGAGGAAATCAGAATGGAAATCAGGTACAACGTCACGGGCGAACGGCGCAAGGCGCTGGTCAAGGTCATTTCCGACACCACCGGGGCAAGGGCGGTCTACAAGTTCATGCCCACCTGCAACTACGAAATCGACTACTTCACGGTCACCAAGGACGGCACGCTCCTCTTCGACGACCGCTCCGACAGCGAGGAAGTCGAGAAGGTGCTGGAGGCAATCGCCGCAGCGGGATTTGACTGCGAACCCGCCGACACGGAGGCGAACAGCCCCAAGGAAGCCGAACAGGACGCGCCCTCCGCCGAGCCGGAGGAACCCGCCCAGGAAGCCGGGGAAGCTGCCACGGAGGGCAACAGCGCCGAGGAGGGCGAGCAGGCGGGGCTGACCATCAGCCTGCCGATGGACGGCTTCAACCCCGACAGCCTTGGCCGCCTGCAGAAGCTGGTGGACAGCAAGGCTACGCTGATCCGCAAGGCGATGGGCGCGCAGTGCCTGACCGTGAGAATGCGGAACGACAAGGTGGAATTCCCGTGGTGGGACGCCCTGCCGGAGGCTGAAGAAGTCAGCGCCTACACCGCCTTCATCGCCGCCCTCGGCCGGATGGCGAAGGAGTCCAAGCGCGTCACAGCCACGGAGAAGGACGTGGAATCGGAGAAGTACGCCTTCCGGGGCTTCCTGCTCCGGCTGGGCTTTATCGGCGCGGACAGCAAGGAACAGCGGAAGCTCCTGCTGAAGAATCTGTCCGGCAGCGCCGCCTTCCCCAACAGGGAAAAGGCCGACGCTTTCAGCGCCGCGCAGAAGGCCAAGCGGGACGCCGCCAAGGCCAGTGAGGTGACGGCATGAGACAGTTGAGCAGAGAGGTTCTGGAGAACCTGCGCAGGGAGTACCCCTCCGGATGCCGCGTGGAGCTTGTGAAGATGGACGATCCGCAGGCTCCGCCCATCGGCACCAAAGGCACCGTCTACATGGTCGACTCGGTGGGCACGGTCCATGTGCATTGGGACAACGGCTGCGGGCTCGGAGCGGCCTACGGCGAGGACATTCTGCGGAGGGTGTAATCCGCGCAAAATACACAAGAACGCGGGCTGTATCTTTGTGCGCCTTATGGCGGGTAATTAACTTGCTATCCTCCGCACCTGACGGTAATATGTCGCTACCGAAAGGGAAAACAAGGAAAAACGGAGGGCAAGAACATGAAAAACACCGAGCGCCAGCAGACCGAAATGAAAAAGCAGACCATTGGTGTCGAGGTCGAGATGAACAACATCACCCGTAAGGATGCCGCCCGCATCGCCGCCGAGTACTTCGGCACCGGCCGCTACGAGGACACCGCCTACCGCAACGGCTACTACAGCTGGAGCGCATGGGACGCTCAGGACCGCGAGTGGAAATTCCAGCGGGACGTCAGCATCGCGGGCGACGACGCCCACAAGTGCGAGATGGTCACCCCTGTCCTGACCTACGGCGACATCGAGACCCTGCAGGAGCTTTGCCGCCGCCTGCGCAAGGCCGGCGCGAAGAGCGACGCGACCCGCGGCTGCGGGGTCCACATCCACATCGGAGCCAAAGGGCACACCCCGCAGACCCTCCGGAACCTTGCCAACATCATGGCGAGCCACGAGAGCCTTCTGGCCGACGCCCTGAAGCTCGACCGCCGCCGCATGGACCGCTACTGCCGCACGGTCGACCCGAACTTCCTGGCGGAACTGAACCGCAAGAAGCCCACCACGATGGCGAAGCTCGCGGACATCTGGTACACCAGCCAGGGCGAGAACTACGGCAGGAACCAACACTACAACGGATCGCGGTATCGAATGCTCAATTACCACGCAACCTTCACCAAGGGCACCATCGAGTTCCGGCTTTTCCAGTTCGACGCGCCCGACAGCGAACGGCAGAACGGCATCCACGCCGGACAGCTGAAGAGCTACATTCAGCTTTGCCTCGCGCTGAGCGAGATGGCAAAGGAAGTCAAGACGGCAAGCCCCAAGCCCCAGCAGACCGAGAACCCCAAGTTCGCGATGCGCACCTGGCTGATGCGTCTCGGCTTCATCGGCGAGGAATTCGCCACCGCGAGGGATTTCCTGACCCGCAACCTCACCGGCGACGCCGCCTTCCGCAACGGGCGCGCCGCTTGAAGGGCCCAGAGGACTTAGCCTCCTCCTACCGGAACCTACCCGCCTCGGCGGGCTTTCGGTGGTAGAAGGGTAAGCCTTCGGAAAGGATGGTACAGACTATGGCAAGATACGAAATGGCCTATGGGCGCGTGCGCGACACGGCGCGGCGCTACTACCTCGCCTACGGCAGCAACCTGAATGTTCCGCAGATGCGGATGCGCTGCCCGTGGGCGCGGGTCGTCGGCACGGCTGAACTGGAGGGCTGGCGGCTTCTTTTCAAGGGCAGCAAGACCGGCTCTTACCTCACCATTGAGGAGTGTGACGGCGGCACGGTTCCCGTCACCGTCTGGGAGGTGACGGATTCGGACGAGGCGGCGCTGGACCGCTACGAGGGCTTCCCGACCTTCTACTACAAGAGGGAGATGCGGGTGCGGTACAAAGGCATCCGCACAGGCAAGCCCAGAACGGTGACGGCTTTCGTCTACATCATGCACGAGGACAGGCCCTTCGGCGTGCCCGGAGATTACTACGTTCGGGTGTGCCGCCAGGGGTACGACACCTTCGGCTTTGACCAGGAAAAACTGACAGAGGCGCTGAGGATCAGCGCGGAGGAGGCAGTACGATGAAAGAGGACATCAGACAGATCAGGACTTGCCCGCTGTGCGGCCAGAGCTACACCGAGCCGCCGGCGCTCTCGCGGACGGACAACGAGACGCTCATCTGCCCGGACTGCGGGACGCGGCAGGCGCTTGAGAGCATCGGCGTGAGCGCCGAGGAGCGGGAGAAAATCCTCTCCATCATCCATCAGCGCCACCTGTAAATCCACCAGTTTCCGGCGCGAATCATTGTGTACATTATGGGCGGGAAACTGCCCATAATTAACTTGCTATATCGCCGGTTTAGAGCGAATATGTCCATACCGAAAGGGAAATACACCACAACGGAGGGCATGAACATGAAGATCAACGACGCGATGAGAACCTACAGGCTGCCGAACCCCACGACCCCGGAAGACCTCGAATGCCGCTGGAGCAAGCTGCTGACCTTCGGCGACAAAGTGGTCGTCGCCGGCTATTACTACCAGCACAACAAGCCCTGCTACTACGGCGCGACCTACGAATTCCTGACCGACGACCATTCCTGCGAAGGTGCCATCGGGCTGCGGGCGGCCAGCGAGGTCGAGTTCGAGGATGACGGCCACGCGATTGCCTGGGCGATTGCGCAGTAAACACAAAACTGAATAACGACGGGATCGGAGCCGGAAGGCTCTGTTCCTCCTATACGACGGTCGCGCCGATTATCGGCAGCGGCTTTTTTCATGTCCGGAGGACCCTATGATATTTCTGATAGACAGGCATGAACTGCCCTATGACGCATTTGTGGCGGACCCGGCCTGGCTGTGTCCCGTTGACGACGAGGAAGGAGGCGGCAGCGATGCCCATGAGGAAGCTCAAGAAATACAAACCGACGAAGTTCATGGCGAAGGACAGCCGATACGATAAGGATGCCGCGGACTTCGCCGTCATGTTTATTGAATCCCTCTGCCACACGAAAGGCACCTGGGCGGGCCAGCCCTTTGAGTTGATTGACTGGCAGGAACAGATCATCCGTGATGTTTTCGGTATCTTAAAGCCCAACGGCTACCGGCAGTTCAACACCGCCTACATCGAGATACCCAAGAAGCAGGGCAAATCAGAGCTGGCGGCGGCCGTGGCGTTGCTGCTCCTGTGCGGTGACGGCGAGGAGCGCGCCGAGGTGTACGGCTGCGCCGCCGACCGCAATCAGGCGAAGATCGTCTTTGACGTGGCGGTGGATATGGTGCGCTTCTCTCCGGCGCTTTCCAAGCGGGTGAAGATACTGGAGTCGCAGAAGAAGATCACCTATCTGCCCACGAACAGCTCCTACCAGGTGCTTTCCGCTGACGTGGCGAACAAGCACGGCTTCAACACCCACGGCGTCATCTTTGATGAGCTGCACACGCAGCCCAACCGGAAGCTCTTTGACGTCATGCTCCAGGGCTCTGGTGACGCACGGATGCAGCCACTGTATTTCCTGATAACCACCGCCGGGAACGACACCAACAGCATCTGCTATGAGGTGCATCAGAAGGCGCTGGACATCCAGGCGGGCAGGAAGATCGACCCGACCTTCTATTCTGTCATATACGGCGCGGCGGAGGATGAGGACTGGACGGACCCCAAGGTGTGGAAGAAGGCCAATCCGTCCCTCGGCATCACGGTCGGCATCGACAAGGTGAAGGCCGCCTGCGAATCGGCGAAGCAGAACCCCGGCGAGGAGAACAGCTTCCGCCAGCTCAGGCTGAACCAGTGGGTGAAGCAGTCGGTGCGCTGGATGCCGATGGACAAGTGGGACGCCTGCGCTTTCCCCGTCTCCCCGGACGATCTGGAAGGGCGCGTCTGCTACGGCGGGCTCGACCTGTCGTCCACTACAGATATTACGGCGTTCGTACTTGTTTTTCCTCCTGAAAACGAGGATGACAAGTATTTTGTTTTGCCGTACTTCTGGGTGCCGGAGGACACGCTCGACCTGCGTGTGAAGCGCGACCATGTGCCGTATGACCTGTGGGAGCGGCAGGGCGTTTTGTTTACCACGGAGGGCAACGTCATCCACTACGGCTACATCGAGCAGTTCATTGAAAGCCTGGGCGAAAAGTACAACATTCGTGAAATCGCCTTCGACCGCTGGGGCGCGGTGCAGATGGTTCAGAACCTTGAGGGCATGGGCTTCACGGTGGTTCCCTTCGGCCAGGGCTTCAAGGATATGTCCCCGCCGACGAAGGAGCTAATGAAGCTGGTGCTGGAGAAGCGCATCGCGCACGGCGGCCACCCCGTCTTGCGCTGGATGATGGACAACATCTTCATCCGCACCGACCCCGCCGGGAACATCAAGGCGGACAAGGAAAAGAGCACGGAGAAGATCGACGGCGCGGTGGCGACCATCATGGCACTGGACAGGGCGATCCGCTACGGACTGGACACCGGGGAGAGCGTCTATGATACCCGCGGTCTGCTGTCGTTCTGACCGTGTCCAGTTTCTGATAAGATTCAGATTGAGAAATGTGATACTCTTATATCGTGAAAAACCGCGCGCGGGCTTCCCGGATATCCGGGAGGTCCGTTTTTTATGGGGAGGGATTGACGATGGGGATTTTACAGTGGCTGGGCATCAGCCCCAGGGACGCGCCCGCCGTGACGGACAGCGTCCGCGATTCCGGGCAAACCTTCATATTCGGCAAGTCCGACGCCGGCGAGACGGTCAATGAGAAATCCGCGATGCAGATCGCCACGGTCTACGCATGCGTGCGGCTGCTGGCGGAATCGGTGGCGGGGCTTCCGCTGCACCTCTACAAATACGCCGACAGTGGCGGCAGGGACAAGGAGCGCGCAACGGAGCATCCATTGTACAAGCTGCTCTACCGCCAGCCCAACCCGGAGATGACCAGCTTTTCGTACTTTGAGACCCTGATGACGCACCTGCTGCTCTATGGGAACGCCTACTCACAGATCATTCGGGATGGCAGAAACAACGTCATGTCTCTGTACCCGCTGCTGCCGGAGAACGTGGAAGTCGACCGTGATGAGAACGGTCACATTTACTACATCTACCACGCTTACACCGACGAGGTGCCGGGCGTGAAGGACAGGGATATCTACTTCCGCGCGGATGAGATATTCCACGTCCCCGGACTGGGCTTCAACGGGCTTGTGGGCTTTTCGCCTATCGCCATGATGAAGAACAGTCTTGGCACGACGCTGGCAGTGGAGAAATACGGCAGCGCCTTCTTCAAGAACGGCGCACAGCCGTCCGGCGTGCTGGAGCATCCGGGCGTACTGAAGAATCCGGAGAAGCTGAGAGAAAACTGGACGGAGATATACGGCGGGCCTGGTAACGCCCACCGCGTGGCGGTGCTGGAGGAGGGTATGGCGTACAAAGCCATATGCTGCACGATCCGTCCACAATCGCTATGGGCAACACCCGCGATATGGAGCAGGCCATCAAGACGCTGAACGAGGTCAAGGAATCGATCATCAACGCCTACGTCGCCAAGTCCGGCCTTTCCCGGAACCGCGTCAGCAAGCTGATGAGTGAGGAGACCTGGCTCAACGCGAAAAAGGCGGTGGAGCTGGGCTTCGCTGACGAGGTGCTGTACGACGGCAAAAAGCCGGAGGAAGCCGAGGAGCCCGAGGAGGACGACGCCGAGCCGATTGAGGCGCAGCTGTATTCCGTCCGGGTGATGGATATGGCAATCCTCGACCGACTGGGCGTGAACGACAACCCGCCTTCCGTGCCTATGATCGGCATGGACGGAAAGACCGATGATGGGGCGGTTCCCTATCAGATACTCATGAACCAGCTGGACTTCCTCAGATGAGGGGCCCGGCTTTTTTCATGCAAACAACTACAATTTGGAGGGATATGACCATGAGTAAGATTATCGAGCTTCGCAACAAGCGCAACACCCTGTGGGAGCAGACCAAGGCGTTTCTTGAGGAACACCGCGACCAGAACGGCCTTGTTGCCGCCGACGCCGTGGAGCAGTACAACAAGATGGCCGCAGACGTGAAGGCCCTGGGCGATGAGATCAGGCGGCTGGAGGACCAGATGGAGATGGACGCCATGCTGTCCGCGCCGACCTCCGCACCGGTCCACACCGACCCCAGGGCGGACAGCCGCAAGCCCGTCCGACCGACCGCGACCGATGCCTATAACAAGGCGTTCTGGGAGATGATGCGCGGCAACAACAGCCTGGAAGTGCGCGACGCGCTTTCCGTGGGCGTTCCCTCCGAGGGCGGCTTTACAGTCCCCGACGAATTTGAACGCCAGCTGATCCAGGGGCTGGAGGAGAACAACATCTTCCGCAGCATTGCACACAAGATGAACACCAACTCCGGCTCCCGCATCATTCCCATCGCTATGGACAGCGGCTCCGCTTCCTGGATCGAGGAAGGCGCGGCTATCCAGGAATCCGACATGAGCTTTGCGCAGGAGACCCTGTCCGCGTACAAGCTGGGCTGCATGATCAAGGTCAGCAACGAGCTGCTGAACGACAGCGCCTTCAACATTGCCGCGCACATCGCGCAGCGTTTCGGCGTCCGTTTCGGCAACGCGGAGGAGGACGCCTTCATCAACGGCACCGGGCCTTCCGCCAATCCGCAGGTCACTCCCAGCCAGCCCACCGGCATCCTGACCAGCGTGACCCCGTCGGCGGGCAACATCACGGATGACGCCGAGACCGTCCACTTCGACAACATCTACAAGCTGTACTACAGCCTCAAGTCCCCGTACCGCCGGAAGGCATCCTTCCTGTGCAACGAGACCCTGCTGCTGCAGCTGATGCTGATCAAGGACAAGAACGGCAACTATATCTGGAAGCCCGGTCTTGAGATCGGCAAGCCGGACAGTATCCTTGGCCGTCCGATCTACACCAGCGGCTATATGCCGGGCATCACTGGCGACGCCGGGGCCGACGCGGGCAAGAAGGTCCTGCTCTTCGGCGACTTCGACTACTACTGGATCGCAGACCGCCAGAGCCGCACCCTCAAGCGCCTGAACGAGCTTTACGCCGTCACCGACCAGGTGGGCTTCATCGGCACCCAGCGCGTCGACGGCAAGCTGATCCTGCCGGAGGCCATGCAGGTCATGGCCCTTGGCGGCGGCCAGGGCTGATGAAGGGAGGCGACGGCCATGACTCTGATTACGCTTGCGGAGGCGAAGGAATACCTTCGTCTGGATACAGCGGATGAGGACGCCGTGGCCGGCACCCTTTTATCCGCGGCCGCCCGGCTGTGCGTGGACGTCGCCCGGCTGACCGATGAGCAGTGGGCGGACATCGATTCGGACAAGTGCCGCTCCGACAGGTATTCTCACGTGGAGCTTGCCGCCGTCAGGGAGACCATGCGCGTGGCGATCCTCTACGCGCTGGGGTATCTGTTTGAGCATCGGGAGGAAGCCGATCACCACGCGCTGACGCTCACACTGCGTTCCCTGCTCTTCGGCATCCGGGAAGGGGTGGTGTAATGGACATCGGGGCGTTACGGACACGGATCATAATCCAGAAAAACGAAACCGCCGTTGACCAGTACAGGAACCACTCCTCCGCCTGGAAGGACTGGTTTTCCTGCTGGGCGACAGCTGTCGCCAGCGGGAAAAGCGCCGAGGAGACACAGAACGCGGGATACACCCAGGAGGCGGACCGGCTGGACATCACCGTCCGCTGGTCCTCCGAGACCGCCGCCGTCAACACGAAGGAATACCGGGTGCTGCTGGGCGGCAGGATTTACAACATCATCAATATCGACGACATGGGCTTCAAGCGCAACAGCCTGAAGTTCCATACCATTCTTACGGAGAGGTGACGTCATGAGCTATCAGCGGGTGAGCATCGACGAGATGGCGGACGTCATCATGGAGGAACTGAACAAGTTCAATCCTGATGCCGACCATCCGCAGCTTTGTCTCCGCTTTGCAGAAGGTGGCGGACTGGCTGAACGGTCTGTCGGACGGCACCAAGCGGCTGATTACCACCATTGCTCTGCTCGTCGCCGCCA